GTTCGATAGTTAATTTTGTAGATCTTGTAATCGATCTCAAAATCATTGATCTTAACTTGTAATGCGTACCGGGGATACCAGCGTAACTTATAAATCGTATGAAACTACGTCAAGGAACTAGGTACATTTTCTGCTAATAATTCAAGATCCTTGAATCGTTGTAGGACATGTTCATAAGGTTCGCCTAAAGATATTAAAATATCCTCAAGCTTACGACTTGTATAGTCTAAAACACCAATCCGCAGATCCTGTTCCATTTGATGATGCTCTAGTGCCTTAATTAGCTGATCCTTATCATAGTTCGAAATTCTCATTTCATCACAAGCGCGAAATAATCTACTTATAGTAAGATCCTTTTGCGAAAGTGCGTCCTGACAACCTCTCTCATATGCAAGTCATAAACTAAATAAAGCACCCGCTATAATGATAGCGACCATCGTAGCCAATGCACCTAAGTTCGGATCCCATGTCGAAACATGGAAACCCGACACTCTAAACAGATCTTCCTGACTTTCAATACCCAATATATAGATGTCCTTCGGGATAATCTTAACTGAACTACTACTTATGTTGTCAATATAAGTTAATAGTGAAGAAAGAAGGGTTATAGACATAATACAAAGGATAATAAAACTGAAAGGTTTAAATCCGTTTATTTTGTTTACAGAAACAATAGAATCTGACCTAGAGAAGTTACTTTTAACAACATTACGAGAAGAGCCTACTGAATGGTAAACAGCAGACTCAACTAAAGTATTCACAGATTGTAAAATCTGCTCAGATCCTTTAGTGTAAGGCTCGTTTGTTAAATCGTTATCGGAATTAATAAATTTATTTTTGATGACGAAGAAGGAATTACATATAACTCACTCTTTATATATCGAGATAAAATCTTTAAAAGGTTTATCTTGAATACGGAGTTGGGTAAACCAAGTTAAAGAAGAATAATCTAAAGATCGTTTGATCCAGTGATCATTCCCCTCTTTGATCTCAGTCAATAAATCAATCAACTGTGCCAGACTCAATGAATCGAAATCAGTACCGTCTCCAAATAAACAATCAAGCTCCCATTGCAAGTTCCTTAATAGAACTGGCGATGGAGGTCTTTGATACGTTACTCAGAAACGGAATCTCTCAGTGAACTGTGAAAAAGTTCTTAGAAAGTACGGATGACGACAGTATAACATGTAATTTGAATACTCCTGCATCTCTAATCGAGTTAGTTTCGGAACCAATACTTTATCTCTATACTTAAGTAAGTGTAGAATCAATTTCTTAATCCCTGTCCTAGTCAATCGTCAATTTGAAGTACCAGACCGCATCGTTATCCAATCAAGCCAGTCCCTTTGTGAAGACTGTTCTAGCACGAAATATGTACGTAATCTACTTGGCATGTTCCAGAGAAGAGCAGTTACCTTTGATCGACCTTTATACCCCATACCTCTTAGTTTTAAATAAGAGTTAAAGGAATAAGAGTGCTTTTTACAAAATTCGTTTAAAGTAGTAGTAGATAAAGATGAGACAATTACGTCCCTAAAAGGGACCATATTCGCCTTTTCCCCATCTACATAATACTTCTTTGCAAATTCTAATGTTCAACTGTTAGATGAACAGATCGATTTTGCTAAACCAATTTTAACCCCTAGTAAATCCATAATATATTGATATTGTGAAGCTACGAAGGGATCAAAAATTACAACATCATCTCCCAGAACTATATAATCCTTAAATCATCAAAATCTTTTGAGACCACCTACCCTGTAGGCGGCTCACTGGACAATAATATGATGGGTTAGAGCTAGCATTACTCATGAAGATAATGCTCCCATAGGTTGACCAACAGCATATCGAACTTTTCCTGATCAAAAGGATTCCTCCGAATATTTAATTTTATATCCGTAGTCTCTAGTGATCAGTAAGTTAGCCCATGCAATAGCTTGACGTAAACCAAGTAAAGGAGCGAGAACGTATACTTGTAAAAGTACAGGTAATCGGTCAGTTGCAGATGATAAATCAAAACTAAACGCTTTCGGGCGATTATAGTGAGATTTAACATAAGCAATCTTTTTCTCCAGTTTACCAACTTGATCGAAAGTTGCATCTTCATCTAATCGACGAAGAACATCCTGGATCAAGGAATGTAATGGTTTAAGAAGCCATTGTGTTCAGCAATCAACCATAGCAAAGACTCTAATTTTTCCAGCAGGCTCGTCCTTAAAGCCTAACTTTCCTAGCAATGTATGCACACTCTTGTCAGAACGCGAAGTGTATAAATGAGGATATTTATTAAAATAATTAATATCACTCATAATACGCTTGTTATCCTTAAAAGAGTCCGTATACTCCTGAACTCCCACGTTTCATAAATTAGTCAAGAACCGATCTTTCTCAGGATGATCTTCTAAAAAGATACTCAGATGCTCATGAAGAGCACTTTTCTCCTTGGATATCCACACCCTAGCAGCCGACCAAATAGATCAGAATGTACTTGATAAAACTTCAGAATATAACATTGTGAAGTTACCTTTCGAATCTACCTCTTTTGATCACACTGAAGGCGTAGTTTGCGGTGAAGATGTCCCAATTGGAAAAGGTTCCATCGTAGATTTAAGTCAACGGGAACGAAGAGAGTCCAAGCCAAACATAGATCACGCCCTATCAATGACATTTGACAGTTCTTCTCTATGCTTGTTTGTTAAATTGTTAAGAATAGGACCCGGATCAGTTATAGAAGACATATTTACAATTCCTTTAAACTCTATGACTCGATAAAGAGCACATAAAGTTGTCCAGAATTTTATCATTTCTTTATCCTTCTTATGAATAAGATAACGAAACCGGTTAGGAATTCACTTAGGAATCCCCGCGCGATCTCTATTTACCCTACGTTTCAAAGGACTCAGGTCTTCTATTATATAGCCAGCAACCGCTTGTTGAATAAGTACATGGGAGACCTTAAGGTTCATTACAAGACCTTTTGACCCCTCATGAGACATTATCTTAAAGCAGTGAAAGCAAAAAGTAGCAATACCGACAACTTTAAAACGACTTACCTTACCACCCACGTCACCGACCTTCTCTAAGAGAAAGCCGATTAATGAGCGACCACCATTTCTGGTGATCATACCATTAAACTTCGAAAGAGCTTTTTCAATGTAGAAACCAAAGGACTTAGAATGTTCTTCCAAGCCCTGCTGATTCCCAACCGGAGAATGAGAAAATAAAGGAGAAGAAGCATTTAATTTACCAAAATTACTGTTTTTATTCATTTTATTTTATTTCTACGGTTCCATTTCTCTTCATTACTAAGTGACCCATCATAGTAACCCTAGTCATCCTTTGTCCAAATCTAGTTTAAAAGATTTCGCCAACAGCGATGACCACTGTTACTTATGCGGACCATATAGGTTGGGGTTCACCCTCAGAGGTTGCTGATTAACTCAGTCCTCACGCCTATACTTTACGTAGCACTTCCAAGACCTGTACCATCTAAGAGACTGCGAAGCTTAACACCTCTTTCCCAAGAAACTTAACGAATCAAGGGGGAGTAGGCACTTTAGATAAAGTGCGATTAAGCTCGGGGTAAATAAGTCTAGAGACCCTTTGAGGGGGGTTCCTACCTATTTCCCGTAATAAGATTTCTCTTATTATCTATTTTCCATCCTCACCTAAGCATCCCTAGTTCAATTGAGAACCAAAGCTGCCGATCCAACAGGATTGTCAGATTAGACAGGTACTAATATCATAAGATA